TGTGAACACACGCGTTTCAGGCAACATGCTAGCTGCGGTTCGTAAGATATCCAGTGATGTGTCTACCGATATTGCTAATACCATTATCGATAAGGGCGCGTTAGTGGGTGCTGAAACAACTGCACTGACTACCTACTCACATTTTGCGAAAGCAGATGCAATGCTGGATGAAATAGAGGCTGGTTCTGATGACCGTTATCTCTATCTGAACCCACGCATGGGAATGGGTCTTGCTAATGAGTTAGGCATGAGAGCGACTGAGAACAGTCGTGACCACGCTGCTTACGGTAATGCTCAACTTCCACAGGTAGCGTCGTTTCACACGTACAAAACCAATGCTCTTAAAGAGATTGGTGCTGACTCTGTAACGACTGTTGTTGTCAATGGTGCAAACCAAGATAGCGATCCTGTTGCGTATAAGTCTGATGTAACACCATCGGCTCCTGACAATAACGATATCCGTACTCAGGTGCTTACGGTTACTAACACATCAGGTTCACTGACTAATGGTGATGTATTCACTATAGCTGGTGTTAACCGTGTTGGTATTGACACTAAGACTGATACTGGTCAGTTGATGACGTTTCGTGTGATTTCAGGTGGTGGAACTACTACCCCTGTTATTTCACCCGCGATTGTTGCTGCTGGTGCTTATCAGAACGTAAGTGCTGCGCCAGCTAATAGCGCGGTAATTACTGCGATAAACACGGCTGCTTCATCTCCTGCGGTATTCACTACCAAAGGCGCTGTTCGATTGTTCGCTTCAGACCTGAACGTAGAAGCCCTAGCTGGCTCTGCTGCAACGGTCTTGGGCACGTACACAACTAGCTCCGGCTTAAGTGTTGCGTTTATCCGTCAAGGCACAATTGACACGTTAGCCACTAAATATCGTTTCACCACTTGGTCTAAGGCCAATGTGGTTGATCCGCTTAAATGTGGTTTGTTGTTACCAAGTCAAGGCGCGGCTATCTAGTCTCGCTTTCATGGGATACCCCTGTTTCGGCAGGGGTTATTCCTACTAATTCCGTGGAGGGAATATGATCGAGTATCCAAAAAGCCTGTATTACAAGGGCAAATTAAAAGGCACGTTTCAGGTATTTAATTCTGAATGGGTTATGGGCATTGCGAAAGATGCTGACGAAGAACAAGGCATGTTAGAGGCTGGCTTTAGTCTAACTATGAGCGATAAACCCTCTCAGGCTGTCTCAGAGCCTTCCAGTGACGATTTAACTAAAATCAAAGGGGTAGGTGCTAAGTTAGCAGACAAACTCTTAGACGCGGGTATAGAGCGTTACGAGCAAATAGCGCATTTAACGCCTGAAAGTATAGAAATATTAGAGGCAATGCTTCCAACGCAGTTTAAAGGCCGGATTACCCGTGATGATTGGGTCGGTCAAGCAAAAGAGATGATATGAGTACAGCAGTCACCATAATTAAACGAGCGTTAAGCCATATTGGGGCGCATAGCGACATAATGCCAGCGCCTACGTCTGTATTGGCTGCATCCTTAGATTACCTGGTGACAGCACAGGAAACCCTCAGAAAGAATGAGATTATCCTGGAGGAAACAGTAGCGGCTGTAACGACTACTATCGCAGTTCCTACGGCTTTAACGACTGAGTTAAACGAGCCAGCAGCATCTACATCTCACTTGATACGCTATTTAGCGCCTGATCTGGCAGATGTGGCTAGAGTAGAGGCATCAGCTAAAATATTAGCGGGTAAGAATACTGCATATAACGCATTAGCCCGTATGTATCGTCAGGCTACATCACCAAATATTGTACCTAGCACTTTATTACCTAAAGGTCAGGGTTCTACTCGCGGCCCTAACCGTAATCCATTCTTTAACGGTGAAACACTAGCTGATGATACAAGTACCACTACCTAGAAGCATTAGTGGGTCAACAGCTACCCCTAAACTTCAGGAATATACCCTTAATCAGATTTATTCGCAGGGCGCTCTGGTGTCAAGGCCAGCGTGTGAGTTGGTTGCATCTGCTACAGGCGCACCAAGAGGCTTATTTGAGCGCGATGGTGCTTTATGCTCGATATTTGGGCAGACAATGTATACAGGCACTACGACTTTAACGAGTCAAGGCACTGTAAAAGGTACAGGCAAGGTATCAACGGCAAAAGGGTTTAATCACACGGCTATTGCTACTGGTAATACGAATTATATTTGGAATGGAACAACACTAGCAGCCACAACTGACCCACATCTACCCGTAGCGCAGTCTGTAGCGCGTGTAGACAGCCGTTTTGTGTGGGTTAATGCTGATGGTGAGGCTGTATTTTGGTCGGCTATAACGGACGCTGACGATGTTCAGGCGCTAGACTTCTTTGACGCTGAAACTCTGCCGGATGGTAACAAGTTAGCCCTAAACATTCGAAACGATCTGTTTATATTTGGTGAGGAATCGATAGAACGATTTAGGAACGTAGGTACATCTGCCGCACCGTTTGTTCGTGTGAATAACTCGATTATCTCCGTGGGTTATATAGGCGGAGTGGTGCAAACAAGAGACTCATTTATGTTTCTTGGTTGGGATAAGGACGGTGGTTATCAGTTTTACATTTACGCAGACGGTGGTGCGATTCCAGTATCTACCGATGCTGTAAACGAAATACTGAACACTGAGTATACGAAAGAACAATTACAGACTGTCTCTGGTTCAAGATTTAACTGGCGCGGAGTTGATTGCTATACGTTTGAAATGCCTGATAGAACCTTTGTTTTTTCAGGTGGTGATCCTGCCAATTGGGGTTACTTCTCAAGTGGTACGCCTGGCGCTATGAAAATCGACCCTTGGGGCTATCAGAACGCTAAGTTATTCAATGATACGTTGTACGTCCAGAAGTCGGACGGTTTATACAAATTAACCTCTGCTGATGCTGATACTTCAGGTGATTTCAGTCGAGGCTTTAAGACATTTATTCGGATGGGTGATGAGTCGGTGTTTACTTTATCGACACTGGAATTATCCCTTGCACAGAACATTGAATCTAGTTCCGTAGGCTTATCAGTGAGTCGCGACGGTCAATTATGGTCGCCATTCCTTTATATGGCTGGTGGTGGTGAATACGTCAATCGTCTTAGATTTAGAGGCGTAGGTGGGCTAGGTCAGTATGAGGGTTATGTTGGCTTGTTTGTTCACACAACATCCAGTGTTCCATTCTCGATAGATAACATGGTTGCAACATGAGTTCGGACAATCCAGAAGCATCAAAGCCTGACTATCAAGACGCTATAGGCCGTTTGCAGGGTGATAGTCGCGTAACAGGAACAGAACAGTTAATGAAGTTCATTGATGACCTAGTCAGGCGTGTCAATGACCACGAAGAACGAATAACAACACTTGAGCCTTGAGCGCGTTTATTCACTACGGGCTATAAAGAAAGTATTAGCCGACCCGCTTGTATTCAGGTTTATATCTGAGGATTTAGACCGCGAGAACTACATACCCAACATTGATGATATTTATTATCGAGTGGGTAAGGGTTTGATGATTTACGAGCGTAAAGGGGTTTGTGCAGAGATGCATGGAGCGTTATTGGGTGATGTTGGCAAGGGCTTTATCACTCAGATTAAGGAACAGTGGGCAGATTTAAAGAGTATGGGCTTTTATAAGGTTTATACCATCCATCCAAAGAACCACCGTAGAGCATCGTTTATGTGTAGGGCTGCGGGTATGAGAAAAATAAAAGATGATGATTTTGGAATATATGAGATTAAATTGTAATGGGTAAGCGAAGCGGTCAAAGAGCGGCATCCCAAGCAGCACAAATACAAGCCAACGCTGCTACATCTGTAGCTGAAATTCAAGCGGCTGCACAATTACAAGCGGCTGGCATGAGTTCAGCTGCTGCACTTGAAGCAGCTAATATCGCAGCTAGTGGTTCACACGCTATCGCAGGGGCTACATCTGAAGCTGCACAGTTATCGGCTGGCGCTACACGTTACTCTGCTGACTTACAAGCACAAGCGGCTGCACGAGCATTAGCTGAACAACAACGACAATACAATCAGACAGTAGAGCGATTTCAACCTTATGTTGATTTAGGCACTAACTCGATAGATGCGTTTGATAATGCTTCAACCATTGAAGGCTACGACCAACGACTAGGGCAGATATTAAACAGCTCTAACTTTGGTGCAGTTCGCGCGGATCGCCAGGAAGTGGCAGACGATTATTCCTCACGCATAGGATTATCCAGAAGTGGTGCTGCAATAGAGCAAGCATCCGACATATCAACGGGATTAGGGCGTGAGATTGAGAACCAGCTATACGGGCGCTTAGGTAATAACGTAGAGATTGGTCAAAACTCAGCAGCACAGGTGGGTGTATTTGGTCAGAACTATGCAAACGCTGTGGGTAATATCGAAACGGGTACAGCGTCTAATATAGGCAATCTAGTCACTCAAGGAGCAGCTACTCAAGGCAACTTCCTAGTTCAAGGCGCAAGCGCAGCAGCAGATGGTCAGAACGCACTAGCGCAAGGCATACTTAACTCCGGCAATGCACAAGCACAAGGCTTGCTAGGGTCACAACAGGCTTATGCTCAAGGTGTGCAAGGTGCTGCTGATGCTCAATCTTATGGCTTAATTGGTAGTGCTCAAGCTAATGCTGCTCAAAATCAAAATACTGCGAACAGTGTTCTTAGTGGTGCTGCGGTAGGCGCTCAAATTGGCAGTGCTATCCCTGGAGTTGGAACAGCGGTTGGCGCGGGTGTGGGTGCGGTTGCTGGTATTTTCTTCTCTGATGAACGCTTGAAAGAGAATATGGAACCTATCGGTTCAATTAAAGGTTTGATGCTTTACGAATGGGATTGGAAACCAGAATTTGCAGGGATGGTCGGTATGGAAATGTCCACAGGCTTTAAGGCTCAAGAAGTCGAAGAAGTCTATCCAGATTGCGTACACGAATTACACGGTATCAAAGTTATTGACTACCCCGAAGTACAAGCGAGGTTAGCAGCATGAATCCAATAAGATCGAATTTTAGACCTGTTCATGGTGGCTCGCTCGTTCCTGATTACTCTAACGCTAATCGGTTGGCTATGGGTATTGCTCAACAGATAAAGACTGAAAAGATACAACAGGCAGAGCAAGAAGAAGCACAGCAGTTAACACAGATGTTAAGCGGTCAGAGGATGGAAGAAGCATTAAGCAATCCAGAATCTAGGGCGCAATGGTTGCAACTCTATGGCGTAGATAAGGACGCTGCTGCTGGATTGATGGACGTATGGAAAGCGGGTAATGAGTTAGAGATACAACAGGCTACGGCTGAAGCAGCAGAAGCACAGCATACCTACAAAACGCTAGAGGATTTAACTCTCAGGTTTGGTATTAACGAATCTAAAAAGTTCCTGCGTGAAACTATTATCGAGCGCGATGTAGCCGGAAAGCCCACTGATAAATTAAAGAATCTACTTGTTATGGCTCCTGATGATTACGATGCAGGAGTGCAGACAGGTAAGGCTTTAGCGGGTGGCGCGGTTACAGTGTTATCACCAGCTTCTCCCGTAACACTTGCGGACGGTGCTGAGTTGCGCGACCCAACTACAGGGCGGTTGATAGCTACAAACGAAAAAGATATAGCACCTGAAAAGCCAGAGAATAGATTTGGTGACATTACAACGCTACGCAAAGAGTTTGCGGCTGAGACTAAGCCATTCCTAGATGTAAATGACGCTTATGGTCGAATCAAGGCATCTGCCTCTGATCCTAGCCCTGCGGGTGATTTAGCTTTGATATTTAACTATATGAAAGTGCTTGACCCAGGTTCTACGGTTCGTGAAGGCGAGTTTGCTAATGCTCAAAACTCTGGCAGCGTAGGCACTCGTATTATGGCTACCTATAACAATGTAGTTAATGGTGAACGATTGACTGACGAGCAGCGTCAAGACTTTGTTAGTCGAGCAGATAAGCTGTACGGTCAAGCAGTTAAGACGCATAAGAAGCGAGAAGAACAATACATTAAGTTAGCTAAAACTAACGGATTTGACCCTGAACAAGTTGTATTAGACCGCATTATATTTAGTGACACGCCACAAAACACATCGCAAGCAGACACACTGAGGGCAGAAGCAGAAGCGGCTATCGCTGCGGGTGCTAATCCTGATGCGGTTAATGCTCGACTAGAACAAGCATTGCAAGGTTTATAGATGGGAATGTTTGATGACCTGATACCTGATAACTCAGGTGTTGAGAATACACAAGTTAAGTCTAGCGGTACGTTTGACGATTTAATACCACAAGATGATTTGTCTATCGCTAAAAGTCGTGCAGCCTCTAAGCGACAAGTAGAACTACAAGCTGGCAAGGGATTCCATGATGCAATGTCTAGTGTATTAGGTTTACCCGTTGACGCTATTGAGACAGTCCTGAATATTGGGATTCATGGGTACAATCAAGCTACAGGGAGCGAAGTGCCTAAGTTTAGCGGTTCGATAGGTGGTTCCCAACAAATGAAAGATTTGGCCCCTATGCCTGACCCACAGAACACATCAGAAACGGTTGCTAGAGTTGGTGGGATGCTTCCTGTAGCTGCTTACACTGGCAGTAAGTTAGTTGCTAATCAAGCCCCTGCTGCTGCGTCAGCATTGGGTAGAGTTTGGCAAGGAACTCAAGCTGGTGGTTTAACTGGTGCTGCGGAGGCTGGCGTTTTCTCTGAAGCTGATACACCTGAAGGCCAACTAAAAGATATGGGCGTAGGAGGGGCTATAGGGGGCGCTGTAGGCTTTGTTGTGGGTGGTATAGGTGCTGCTTACAATCACGTTAAAAATAAAGCTAAAAACCTTGACGAGTGGTTATCTGCTGATGATGCAAGGGCAGCTAAATATAAGCGTACAGAAGATGGAAGCGTTGTGCCTAACCAGCCAGCTAGAGAGGCATTATCTCAAGGCTTAGAGGATCGCACTGTTCAAATGATTAATAGTGCCTCTGCTGCGGACAAGAAAAAGATGCTACAGATGGTTGATACCCTTGAAAAAGCTAGACACAACCGAAGATATGCGGTGCTGAATAGGCCAGGTGATGCTGTTGGCGACACTGTGATGGAGCGGTTTAATGTGGTTCAAGCAGCTAATCGGAAAGCTGGCAAAGCAATAGATAGAGCGTCCGAGAGTTTGCGGGGGCAGTCTGTAGATCATGCGCCTGTAGTGGATGAGTTTCTCAATCAATTGGATGCTGCTGGTGTGCAAGTTGTTCGTGGTGCTGACGGACAGATTAAACCTCAATTCTCAGGCTCAGACTTTGAAGGTTTAGCGGGTGCTGAAAATATAATTAAGCGCATCATTCGCAGAATGTCTGACACTAAGCCACCTGATGCTTACGATGTTCACCGTCTAAAAAGGTACATAGATAACAACGTATCTTATGGCAAGGTTAAGGATGGTTTAACAGGTGATGCTGAACGGCTAGTTAAAGGATTGCGCCACGACTTAGACGAGCTTCTGGATAACACCTTTCCTGCATATAACGAGGCAAACACAGCTTACTCTGAAACTATTAGAGTGATAAAGGAATTAGAGAGTGCTGTAGGCACAAAGATTGATCTGTCAAGTGCTAACGCTAACAAGTCGCTAGGAACACTGGCTAGACGATTGATGAGCAACGCACAGTCTAGGGTTAACGTGCTGGACACGTTTGAGGATTTGCAGAATGTAGCGGTTAATCAGGGGGGAAGGTTTGACGATGATTTGATTAATCAAGTCGCCTTTGTAGATGACCTTGAGAAACTATTTGGGCCAAGCGCATCAACATCATTTAGGGGTGAAATAGGTAAGGCTGCAATGGACGCCACTGTAGGGCAAAGATCAGCTACCGAGACAGTCCTAAATGTAGGTAAAGCTGGAATTAATAAGGTGAGGGGGGTAACGCCTGACTCACAGATTGAGTCGATCAGGTCACTTCTTACTAACTAAAAAATTACATATTTCTAGCAGTTTGTTAGGTGTGCAATCTTCTTTAGTGCTTTTTTTGTAGAGAGTCTCAACCGTAGTTAAAAACGTAAGCATCGTACTTACCAACGCAATGGCTGGTAGGTAGAACCAATAGCTATACCAATAACCTAGACCCGCAAATATTACTCCGAGTATCGGACACACTATGAGCATGAAATAAAACAACATGAGCTTAATTAGACCTCGATTATCACAAATATTAGATGACGCTGGCGATCCTGTAGTCAACGGCTATGTGTATTTTGGCACGTATGGCGCAGACCCACGCACCAATCTACTGACATTATACACTACTGAGGCTGAAACTGTCACGTTAGCCAATCCACAGAGAACGGATAGCTATGGAAGACTCGCCAATGATGTGTATATATCAACGGATTACAGCTACGAAGTATCTGACTCTGACGATGTAACGATAGAAGGCCCGAAGGATAGACGGTTAAGCTCTAGGGCAGGATTCGATACGGCTGACGCTACGTCTATTATCACGCTCACGGAGACTTCTGCGAACCTATACGACATTTCAGAGGGTTGGCTTTCCGCGCCTCCTGCTGGCGTATATCAGCTTGTGTTCCCTACTACGAACACAGGCGCTGTGACAATCACTATGGACGGTATAGCTGGAACATTTGCACTAGAGGATTCTGACAGTGTTGCACTTGCGGGATCAGAAATCACAGCATCAAAACCAATGGCTATTTATTGGACAGGAACAGAATTTTTAATTCAAGGT